TAACTCCACTTGAATAGGTTCCGTATTAGATTCATGCGCCGTTACAATACATTTATATTTACCACCACGTAAAACAATACTTTCTGCAGCAAATAGTGGTATAGAAGCACCTGGATCAGGATTAACAGCACCACCACTAGGTAACCAAAACGGAGTACCCGTACCCGATCCAAGATAATACATACGAGCAATATTTATACTTTTATTTAATATACTAGCTTGCGTAGGACACGAAACACTATTTGTATAGAAAGATCTATATTTTGGTTTCCATTGAGTACTTTTCCATAATTGATTACGCCATGTTCTACTACTAATACGTCTTCTACGTTTGATTAAAGTATTGGTTAATCGAGACGCTTGATTGGTATAAGAAGTCGTACGTTTGGAATAACGTTTCTTAATTTTTCTACGGGATATTTTCTTGTAAGGAACAGCATATACTCGTTTTCTCTTCATAGCCATCTCTATCCAGCAGTTTCTTAATTGAAAGGCTTTCGTGTGAGAATGGTTAGTACTTGCTTACACGTCTATTTATAGTTGATTATTAGTGTTGGCATTGGCCCCCGCCCACGGTAATTGCGGTTGCCCTCACGGGCACCGCAATGACACGCGGACCCCCACGTGGGCCAAAGCAGAAGCAATTATTATATATCAATTGGGTTATGTGTGTTCGTCATTGTTTGCGTCATCATTGTTCTATATATTCAGTGTTTTTTGTTATCTTTTCAATGCCACCTACATCTAAAAATTGGTGCTTTACTCTTAATAATTATACAGAAGATGAGTTATTGCAAGTCCATGGATTTCTCAACGATCGTTGCAGCTATGCAATCTATGGAAAGGAAGTTGGGGAATCTGGAACGAGTCATCTCCAAGGATATTTCAACCTCATTGAGCGTGCAGGCATCCAGAAACTTAAGTCTTATTTCAATAGTCGGGCACATCTTGAAATTGCAAAAGGAGATGCAGGATCAAATGTTAGATATTGTTCAAAAGATGGAGACTTTACAGAATTCGGTACCCGTCCATCACTCAAGCGAACAAGGGACGACGTCGCTAGGGACTTTCGGAAGCGATTGGACACTTCCGGAAATCGAGGACTTATTGAATTCGCCGACGATATCCCCGGTACATATTTCTTCACAGGACATAACTTGTTACGAAACTATTGCAGACTTAGAATACCAGAACCCAGAGGAGACATTAGCGTTTTATGGTTATTTGGAAGACCCGGGGTCGGCAAATCTCGAAGAGCTCATGAACAGCTTCCAAACGCCTACATTAAGGAGCCCAGAACAAAATGGTGGAATGGATATCTTTTAGAGAAGGATGTTATTATTGATGATTTTGGTCCGAACGGGATTGACATTAATCATTTATTACGTTGGTTTGATCGTTACAAGTGTCTTGTTGAATGTAAGGGTGATATGATTGCATTGTGTGCTACTACTTTTATTGTTACAAGTAATTTTCATCCGTTAGATTGTTTTAAGGACAAAGAAGGTGTGCCGCATCCACAGATGGATGCCTTGTATCGACGAATAACAATTGAAGAAATGGAATGAATATTTTATTATTATAAAGTCAAAGTTCACAAACTCGGTCTACAACCACAACAAAGTGCAGGTAATACTTGCTGCACTTTGTGAAAAACATTTACTCGGCATCGCCACAAAAGGTAATTGATGACATATTTACCCATGAACATCCTTGCGCCGTGTTACTAATTGTATTTCCAGTAGATAATACAGCAACAGGCATATTACCGGACCCAGCATAAGCAGAATCATCGATTTTCTGAATACGATAAGTATACTCAAAACTTAACGTTTCATTTGGTGTTAACATCGCCTTTTTAGCCATAATTACTCTACCACAATCATATATATCCGGACTTAAAATACAATCCCATGCTTTATCGCGTGGACTACCATTAATAGCGGTTAAATCTGGATTATTCTTCGTCCATACAATCCATAACTCCACTTGAATAGGTTCCGTATTAGATTCATGCGCCGTTACAATACATTTATATTTACCACCACGTAAAACAATACTTTCTGCAGCAAATAGTGGTATAGAAGCACCTGGATCAGGA